TGTGTTTGATCCGACAACCAAGAAGAGCAACTGTCCTGGAAAACTGACAACCGATGTGTTCTCAATCACGACATACATAATGCTTTGACTCAGCTCAACCGAGTTCACATCTCCGAAGCGATAAACACCATTGCTTATCTTCGTGAGTGTCAATTTGAACGGATAGTAGTTGAGTCGAAGTTCTTCTTCGAGTTCATCGACCCGTACCTTGTCAGATGTGATCATCTGACGTTCGAATTCTGCAATTAGGGTCACTGAAGTCGTCGTTTTCTGATAGGCACAAAGTGCTAACTCATAAACTCCTTCGATTGTCTGCAAGTCCGTTCTGGTGAGTGTCGGATACGTTCCAACGGCTTCTTTTGCATAGATCTGGACGGTATTGTTCGTTGTATCAACGGCCAAAACAACATACCCGAATTTGCTTGAATCGGGTGTGATAGAGACGGTTGTTTGATTTTCAATGTAGACGATGCGGCCATGGATCGAAGCATATCCATCTTGAAACGTGATGGTATTATTAGCGAGTGTGAACGAGCACTCCTGCTTGAACCCTTTGAGGATGCCCACATCCTTTGAAAAGAGATAATGATTCAAATCAGCGTCGACTCTTGAGGTCACATTAGCGCCATCGAATGTTACTTTTTGAATTCCCATTAAAATTCACCTCCATCGAGATCTGTGATCCCTGTTGTTGAAATTGAAATATTGCTGACAGCGGAGTTCACGCTCTTATTGAGCAATTGAATCTTTTCGGTCAGCTTGATGCGGTATTCCCCGAGCGTAATTGTCGCTTGGTGAAACCCATTCTTGAATTTGATACTCGTCACGACCGAATCATAGATTTGGTCATTGTTTCTGAACTCGACGAAATCACCGAGTTGGAAGTTCGCCATCGGTTGAATGACATCGTTCTCGGTTCGAATCGTAAAAGTGATATTGTGGTCGAGTTTTGAGGAGATCATCTCGGATCGTGCTTTCGTGAGCAAATTGGGATAATCGGCGTCGGTGTAATTTGTGGCTTTTGGGCGGACACTTTTGTAGCGTAATGGATTGTCCACAATCTGAGTTATTTCGCCGTTTGTCAGGAGATAGAAACTCACTATGTTGCGGTAGGTGATGTTCTCAATCTTGGGGTGATAGGTGAGTTTGTTGATCATTTGGCTCGAACTATCATTGATGACCAGGTCTTGAATCGCTTGAAAGTTGCTCTTGAGTTTGATGCCACGATTCACTTCACTGATGCGGAAGATGATGCCAGTAATTCTTCCTCGTAGATAGGTAGCTTCAGAAGACAACCGAAGTCCATAGGTTTTCGTAATCAGTTCCATTACCGATGCCAAAGACATAATTTTATCAGGTTCGAACGCCAGTTCACCCTGGACAGACGCTTCTTTCACAACAGTTAAGTAGGATAGGTTTTGGAATGCATCCGAACTTGTCTTGAAGTGTTGATTGAGGAGTGTTTCGAGATACGATGCTAAATCGCCATTGAAACTTTGAACAGGAACATCGATCGAAAAGATCTCCCGAAAGTCGAGAGCGTAAACGGTCGTTTGATGTTGGTCGGCGACTTCGAGCCGTTCTACGATGCCAATGAATGATGTCGCACCACCTTTGAGAACGACAATATCTCCGATGGTCGCGTTCAACTTTCCTTTGTTAACCACGAAGGTCGACTTCTGGATAATGACGAGATCAAGGTTGATATCAAATGTCTTATCGAGGTAGCCGTAATCTTTGTAGGCGAGGGTGTTTCGGTCTAGAAAGAGGAGTTCCATGTCTATACCCCCAGATAGCCTTCGAGCATCGTTATGCGACAAATCGTCGCACTTGCTACTCCAGGTTTGAATTCAATTTCAAATTCGCCTGGTTCGATAAACAAGAAATTATCGACTGTGAAGTCCTGAGTAGCGTAAATTGATAAAGTGCTACCATTGTCAATTTGACGAATGAATTGGTTGTTGGGAATGGCCGATATTTGGACCTCGCCAGAAGATTGCGTGTGATATAACCTCATCATCGAAACGAGGGTGTCCCCCTTGCGAATGATGACCTCTGGTTCATCGACCGCCCCAAAGATCTCAATGAAAAGAGGTGCCTTCTGGACACCTCGGTTGTTAATAATAATTTTACCCTCAAAGGACGAGGAATAGCGATAGGGATATTGATACGGATAGACTTTTCCAGTGGTATCTTCATTTACCTGGATGGTGTGTACTTGCGATTTCAACCACAGGGATGTCTTCTGAAAGACTATCTGGCTCTGCAACGTTCCTGCGACAAGTTCTTGTTTGGAGAGTGACTTGATATCGATATAGCAGAATGCGGAATCATCGGTTTCATAGACCAACTTCAGACTCTTGTCACCGAGTTTCAGGTATTCGAGGAACTCAGTGTAACTGCGATATCCATTCAGGAACGTCAGCATGCCCTGTATTTCTGAAAGAGGTTGATCAACCCCGACTCGATCATAGAACGTGTCGTATTTCAGATAGGTCAACTCTTGTGAAAAACCAAGACCCGTTAACGCACTAATCAAACAACCGCTTCGATAATCAAAGTAGAAACGCTTGCCTGATGTATTTTCAAGATAAAGTCTGCGAATCATATGACACTTCCTCCTAACGCTCGATTGATCGAGTCAATATCGAAAGTCGGTGAGGTGGTGTTGATTGTGATATTGTTTGTATTGGTATTGGATTTGGTGACATTGCTCGAATTCACCACATTTTGACTTTGCTTAAGGTTGAATCGATCACCGAACCAACCGCCGATTTTTCCAAAGAAACCACCGACTTTATCGGCTGCATCTCCGACAAAATCACCGATGCCACTTGCGAGGTTCGATGCGAAGTCGCCGATGTTCCCTGTGATGTTTCCGATCATGTCGCCGAAGTTGCCTGCGATATCTCCCATCTTTGAGCCGAGGTCGCCAATCCATTCGAAGATCGTCGCTAGAAACTCGACGATTTTTTGAACAACAGCCATAACGGGTTCGAGTACTTTCTGCAGAACCTTGATGGCAGGAACAAGGATGGCCTGAAGTACCTTTCCGATGATTTCAATGAGCGGTGCGACCATTTCGAGTAATTCGGCGATGAATCCAATCTGTGACATCAAAGGTACTAGGAGCACTTCAATGATGGGAACGAGCATATTGACAAGCATGACAATTAGTTCGATGATGACGTCCAAGATGGGTGACAGCGCCGTCATCAAACTATCGACGATCGTCATGATCGGTGGGAGTAGTTGCATGAGCGTTTCACCAAGTCTGGCGAGGAGCGCTCGAAAGTCTTCACTTTGAAAAAGCGCCACCGCCAAGATAGCAATGAGCGCTCCGATACCGAGTGTTGCGAAGTTGATACCTGCACCTGCGAACAAACCCGAGGTGCCGACACCTTTCAAGACCAATGAGATGGTATTGAGAAGTGGACCGACTTTCCCGACGATCGATAATACGGGTCCAATCGCCAATACAATGGCACCAAGAGTCAGAATCATTTGTTTAGTACCAGTATCAAGATTCGTCCATCGATCGACCCAATCTTTGATGGTCGGGATGATTTCATCTCGGACTTTCTGTAATAGTGTTTGCATGATCGGTAATACCGTAGCCGTGATATCCATAGCCAGACTACCGAGCGCTTGCTTGGTCTGGTCGATGGCATCGTTGAAACTACCGGCGACGGCTGCTTGTTGATTGGTGATGATGCCGAGTTCTCGTGCTTCGGTTCGGAGATCTGAGATGGCATAGGCTTCTTGAGAAAGGATAGGAATGAGTTCAGAACCGATTTTGTCACCAAAGAATTCGTTGGCCACTCCGACACGAATCGCTTCATCTTCAACGTTTGCGAGAGCGTCTCGGATGCTGTTGAACGCTTGATCGGCATTCTTTCCCTTTAGATCATCGACAGAAAGTCCAATCAAAGCGAGGCTTTCAGAAACCTTATCGCCATTGCCTGTTGCGATGTCTCCTAGTATTCCATTGACCTTCACAAACGCCTTATTCAGGCTTTCCGTCGAACTTCCTGAGAGCTTCGCCACATAGTTCCACTCTTGTAAACTCTCGGCACTGAGACCGATTTTGGCGGCCGTGTCGGCAAGTTCATCAGCTGTAACGGCAGTCTTAACAGCTAGTGCACCGAGCGCCGACAACGCACCCAAAACGGGCAGAGTTATTGATTTCGTGAGCGTGCTGCCAATCTGTCCAATCTTCTGGAAGTTGGCATTTGATAGATCGGTGATCTTCCCACGAGTTGCTTGGAGTTCGGTATTGAGTTTCGATACTTCTGCTTCGGTATAGGAGACATTACGAGCGAGCTTGGAAAACTCTATCTCACTCATTTCACCGAGTTTGACGGCTTGTTTGGCCTTTTCAAGTTCGAGGTTTTGGGTCTCGAGCTTCTTCTTTGTTGTCTGCAAAATCTCATTCAGTTTGGACTGCTTGTTCTTCCATAGTTCCACATTTGAAATATCGTACTTGAGGTTCGCATTGATGGCTTTGAGATCTTTCTGTTGTTCTTTGAGATCGGACTGGATTTCTTTAAGTTCGTTCTCAAGATCTCGTCCATCGAGACTCAATTTGATGTTTAACCCTTTGATTGTTTCTGCCATAGATACTCACCCCCCCTCACATAAGAAAAGCCTTGATATACAAAATGATTGACAACTCTCCATATTCATCATATAATAGTTGAGTAGTCGCTCAACTGTTGCGACTTTTGGGAGGTCAAATGAAAAAAGATCAACTTGAATACTCATGCGATTGTACTGTCGTCCATGACGCTTCGATTCAAAAAGTTAAGGCGTTCTTGCCTGCTGAAGATCAACTGATTACATTAGCGAACTTTTATAAGGTATTTGCTGACCCCACAAGGACGAAAATATTGTCTGCGTTAGCACTTCAAGAAATGTGTGTTTGTGATATCGCAGCCTTATTGACGATGACAAAATCTGCTATTTCACATCAACTCAGAACGCTCCGTGATGCAAGTTTAGTTCGGTCACGAAGACAAGGAAAAGAGATATTCTATTCGCTAGATGACGATCATGTCGTCCAAGTGTTAACGCAAGGATTGTCACACATTCAAGAAAAATTAGTTCAAAATTCAAACAAAGGAGATACCGAACAACAAAGTGTCGGTAAACAAAAAACATTATGAAAACCATATATCTACTCGAAGGATTGTCTTGTGCACATTGTGCGAATAAAATCGAAACTGCAATTTGCAAACTTGAAGGCGTTACTTCTGCCACGGTTAATTTCGTTACCCAACGGTTGACGCTCGAGTTTGACGAGGATCATCAGAGTGAAGTAATTGCCAATTCTGAACGCATCGTGAAAAAGACCGAACCCGATGTCAAACTGAAACAACTATTGGTATCCAGGAAAAAATAATGAAGAACCGTGGAAAATTAATTCTGGTAGGATTAGGGTTCTTAGCCGTAGCGGCGATTTTTCAATTTCCCTTGACTTGGATTGACCCTATCCTATATGGGATTGCATATCTTCTTTTAGGTTATGACGTTTTATACAAAGCGCTTCGAAACATCCTGAGAGGAAAAGTATTCGATGAGAACTTTTTAATGAGTGTTGCCACCATCGGCGCCTTCGTCATTGGTGAGTTCGCCGAAGGCGTTGCAGTTATGTTATTCTATCAGGTCGGAGAGTATTTTCAAGATCGAGCGGTCGAGAAGAGTCGCCGTTCGATTGCGGATCTCATGGCAATAACGCCCGATCACGCCAATCTGCTTCAGGAAAACACAGTCATTGAAGTTGATCCAAACGAAGTAAAAGTAGGCGATTTGATACTTATCAAAACTGGAGAACGTATTCCGCTTGATGCCATCGTCGTTACTGGAGAATCGATGGTTGACACTTCATCCTTGACGGGTGAATCGGTCCCACGCGAGGTTTCGATCGGATCCGTCATCGTCAGTGGATGCATTAACTTATCAGCACCGATTACAGCAAAAACAACTGCTATTTATGAGGATTCAACCGTTAACAAAATCCTCGAACTCGTCGAAAATGCGACAAACCGCAAATCGAGATCGGAACAATTCATTGCCCGTTTTGCCCGAGTCTACACGCCGATTGTCGTTGGCATCGCAGTTTTACTGGCTGTCATCCCACCGCTATTTCTCCCAGGTGCAACATTTGACGATTGGCTCTATCGAGCACTAGCGTTTCTCGTAGTATCTTGTCCCTGTGCGCTTGTCATTTCGGTTCCGCTCAGTTTCTTTGGTGGCATCGGCGGTGCATCCAAGTTGGGAATCTTAATTAAAGGCAGCAACTTTATGGAGGTTTTGGCCAAAGCCGACGTTTTCGTCTTTGATAAAACAGGTACATTAACAAAAGGTGTTTTTGATGTTCAGGAAATTCATGCGATTGACGTTGCTCAAGCAAAATTGTTAGAATACGCCGCATATGTCGAAAATGCATCGACTCATCCGATTGCCTTGTCACTCAAGAAAGCATACGCCCGCGAAATCAACCTGCTTCGTATTTCGAAAGTGCACGAAAAACCAGGTTTTGGCATCTCAGCTATCATTGATGGTGTAGAGGTTCTCGCTGGCAACAACAAAATGATGACGGCACACGGAATCAAGACCAGTGTCGCTGAAGCTGAAGGGACACTCGTCCACTTTGCGCTCGATGGAAAGTATGCAGGGTGGATTCGTATAGCGGATGAAGTCAAATCGGATTCTGCAAGTACAATACATTCATTGAAAAACGACTTATCTTCTTACACGGTAATGCTCACAGGCGATAAAAAAGACGTGGGACAACGAGTCGGTCGAAGATTAAGAATCGACAAGGTTTATACTGAACTATTACCTGGCGATAAGGTCGATCAAGTAGAAAAAATCATGGCAGAAAATGAATCTGGCGGAAAAGTAGCTTTTGTCGGTGATGGAATCAATGACGCAGCAGTACTCGCTCGTGCTGATGTTGGAATCGCAATGGGCGCAATGGGATCAGATGCCGCCATCGAGGCGGCTGATATTGTTATCATGAATGACGAACTATCAAAGATTCCAGTCGCCATGCGGATATCCAAAAAAACTTTGCGTATTGCATACCAAAATATTTTTATGGCGATTGGGATCAAGGTTGTGGTCCTCGGGCTTAGCGCTATGGGAGCCGCATCTATGTGGTTAGCCATCTTCGCTGATGTAGGTGTCACACTATTGGCGATTCTCAATGCTTCTCGTACATTAAACACAAAATCGTTCGTCAAAAAGTAGACAATCTACCACAGAAAACGATCAATATCTGATTGGGTAGCCATGCGGCTGCCCTTTTTATTTGATATGACATTCATTTCCAACTCGATGAGTTCGAAGTAGGTCTGTAAATCAAAATACATGCAATCTTCTATCGAAAGACCTAGATGAGCCAGGTTGAAGATGATATTCGATGTTGCGCCAAACTCGGGCTCATCATTTGGGCTGTGGGGATGGTTTGGCGCTTTTTTGGAGAGTTCCGAGCATATCTCCGATGGTTTGAGATAGAACCTGCAGTTCGTCCGAATCGCTCAGTATCGAGAAATCAAGCGACATCAAGAAGTCGTTGTAGGAAGTCTTGCTGAAGGGACGATGAAGCACATAAATGATGCGGAAGATCGTGTCGATGACGAGCGAGAAGTCTTCTTCTTTGATGTTCTTTCCCTTTTCGAGTTTCTTGATGTCGCTGAATAGCTCGGATCCGAAAACATTGCGATAATCGATGATGGTGAATAAGGACGAGTGGAGTTTGTACTCCTTCTCGCCAAGCTTGATGGTTTTTTCCATGGTCTAGTTCTCCTTAAATAAATGTCGGCAATTCAGGTGCTGTTGACAGGAAATTCGTGTAGTTCGTATCGCCAACACTGGCGATGACTCGTAGGATCAGGTTGTTTCCCGATTCGATCGGGCGAGCGGTGATCGTAAGTGAAATGGAGTTCGCTTCGATGGAGTCGGCTTTGGATTTGCTCGAGTCGCCAGACGGAGTGGCCGTGCAGAGATAATACCAGATGCGTCGTGCCTTGGCGTCGCCTTGAATCTCGTAGCCGAGGGCGAATGTCTTCGTTTCGTTGTTGATGACTTCGACGAAGTTGCCATTGGTGTCGGTTTTGAAGCCGAAGATGTCCTTCTTGAATTCATCATCGATCTCGGTGAATTTGAGCGTGACGGTCGTTCCAGAATTCGAGACGAGCGTGGCGATGACCTTATCATCGGCGTAGACTTGCGTACTGCCACCGATGGCTTCGGTCGTGATTTCTTGGGCACCAGCGAGACGCTTCGGTGAGCCGAATGTCCAGGCTCCGTCGATGGCGAGGGTCGCAAGCGCATAGTGGACATTGGTGAGTCCAAATGTAACTTTATTACTCATAGATAATTTCCTCCTGTTTGATTTCGTAGACTCGGTTGACCGAGTTGTCTTCATTGACATATTCTGTCGTCAACTGATAATTGAATCCCGAGGCCTGCAAGGCCGTTTCAAGTTGCCCTTCGGTGGTTGGACTCTTCTCTTTGGTGACGAGGGTGATTTGATAAGTAATGATGCGAACGCTCGGACGATTATCAGCGTAGGCGGTGCCGCGATTGCTAATCTCCTGATAGACGATAAAGGGGAACACATCGAGATCAATGGCGTCGATAATGTTTGTCCCATAGGTAACCTTATTTGGTATGACAGTCTGTAAGATTTGGTACAACTGTGTTAGAAAACCACTCATGATCAGCCACCTCTTTCGATGATCGCTTTGATTTGTTGTAGCATATCGGGAGCGAACGCATCGAAGGCAGGTCGCATGAACGGACGAGGACCGACAAACTTCCCACCCCGATGCGTGAACCCAAACTCGAGCAGATGAGTCAATCGACCCTTCTTCTCGGAATAGATAGCGATGCGCTTGTTTAGTCCTTCACCTTCAGGAATGGCGACGAATGAGTCAGCAAATCCATCAGTTTGGCCGCTTCTAGGTGCTTTTGATTGAATGAATTCCAGCACCTTTTGTGCGGTTTCGTCGAGAACTTTTTCCATCGCAACTTTTATTTCTTCGGTGTACTCTATGACGAGTTCACCGATTTTAAGTCCCAGTTCATCCAAGGAGACCAATGATATCCCCCCTCTTGATTTTGGTTTCTACCAAATAGAGTTCGATGAACTGCCCACTCACGTAGGTTCGTTCAATCTTGTAGATCTTCGAATCGACGAGCGCATATCGGCTTCCATCATAAAGAAAGCTCTGGATGCGTAGCGCCACATCAATTCGTTGATCTGATTTCTTACTTTCGTAATACTCCTTCGATGTGATTGAGAAGTTGATTCCGATCACTTCCTTGGAGCTGACTATTGAAAGTTGACGATTGCCGATGTTATCAGGAGCGCCGTCGAGTTTAAGAAGCGTGAGTCGGATGTTGGGGGAACAAGGAAACATTACGGTGTACTTCCTTTCGTCAGTGCCAGTTGCGAAAGCAACATGTCAAAACTCTTGGGAAGTTCCTTAACTGATCCATCGTTCTTGAATCCAAAGAATGTCTTGCAGTAAATGAGCGTGAGGGAATCCACGATCGGATTTCCCTCACCGCTCACGACGGCATCGGCCACACCGACAGAACGAAGTAGTTCCTTGCACGCCTCAATATGCGACGATAATTCATCATCAGCATAGCTTTCAGAAAGCGGAATCAAGAGTGCCTTCTTCACAATATCGAGTATGGCCATATGTTACCGTCCTTTCCGCTGTTAGGCGGCTTTCTTTTTGATGCGCAGGAAGCCTTTGTAACCGACGACGTTGCCACCCGTGAACACGGAAGCTTTGTAGCAAATGATGCCGTCTTTGAACTTGTAGTCAGTCGACTTGCCGATTTCAACGGCCGAGAAGACGGGAACTTCATAGTTCTTGAGTGCGCCATATGCCATCGCAAATTCACCAGCTGTAGTGCCCGTATCAGCGATCGCCTTGCAGTTGGAGTTGATGACATACGGGATGCCGTCGATCGTTTGATTGATGTAGTCGACGGTGTGGACCTTGCGTCCTTCGGAGGTGCGCAGACCTGCGAAAGCACGAAGATCGTTCTTGTTCAGGATCAGAACAGCTCCGCCTTCGACTTCTTCGTCTCCGCCATAGGCGAAGATGATATCATCGAGCGTGCTGTCGGTGATGGCCGAGAGTTCGAGAGCGGTCGAGTCGGAAAGTGCAACGGCGGTATCCGAGAAGATTCCCGTGAAGGTGTTCGATGAACCAGCGCCACGGAGGATCTGTTCAGAGATCTTCTTCTTGAGCGACACGTTGATGTTCTTGAGGACTTCAGCTTGGTACGGGATACTCGGAAGTTTTTCGAGTTCTTCGGTGATTTCAGTGTATGCAGTGATCTTCACTTTGGTGATCGTCACATAACCGAATGCAGGTTCAGTTTCGGTTGCGGCCGCACCTTCGGCGGTGGTTCCTGCCGTGCCGTTCGATTTCACAAACGACTTCTTGTAGGTCTCGCCACCATTGAGATTGACGACTTTGACCTTGTCGACTAGAGATGATACTTGCGCATACGGAACGGGTGCGAGTCCCCCTGCGACGATTTCGGGAACGAGTACTTCGTTGCTCGAGACTTGGATGACTCGATTCTCACGCAGCTGTTTGCCACGGAGTTCGAGGGTTTCCTTGTTGACGTCGGTTCTGGAGTCGATCACGATCGGTTTGATTTCGGATTTGGACACGATGGCCATCTTGCGATCGATGCCAGAGCGTTCTTCCTGAAGCGTGGTGCATTCGGTGTCGAATGCTTCGAGTTTGGTGACATCCGTTTCTGATTCGACAAGCGAGCGGATTTCGGTGAGTCGGGTTTCGATTTCTTTGCGTCTTTTTTCGAGATTCATGTTCTTTCTTTCCTCCTGGGGATTAGTATTTTGTCTTTATTCTGATGCGGTGCTTCAGTGTATCGGCACGTCGTGCCTGCTCTGCTAACTCCATAGCCTTCAGTTCCAAATCCATGGATTCCAAAGAACGAGCGTAGATACTGGTTGAATCGTAGGCTGGAGTGTCAACCACTGACACATCATATAGCCGTCCGATTTTGGTGATGATTCGTTTGGGAATCTTGCCTTCTTTATTCCAGATCTGTTCTTCGACCGTGAAGGCAAAGCTCATCTTGTCGAGAAGACCGCTGCGTACCATCTTGAAGATGTCTTGGTTGGACTGGGTATCAAGTAGATCGGCGTGAACCCTCAAGCCCACATTATCGATCGAAAGGGAGAGGGACTTGTTCTTGGTTCTGGCGATGATCAGGAACGAATCCATATGGTTATATTTCATCGGGACATCTTTCATCAAGGTATCTTGAAGCGCAGTCCGATTGATTTCTTCAAGAAATCCATACTCTTCATCTCCGATTAGCGTTTCTTGGTTAAAGACAATCGCATATCCTTCAAGAGTCATCTTGCCTTCGGCTTCTTCAAACTTGACGTCTGCTAGTCGAGTTTCTTTAATCATTGGTTCGCACCTCGACTTTCGTTTTTTGTGTTTTAGGATCGACCTGGTACTCCAGTTCGGAGTCCTTATACTGGAAGTTCGTGATTTTGTTTTCTCTACAGAACTCATCGATGATAAGGGTCTTCGCTTTCTGCGTTTCCAGGATTACCTTTAAGGCTTCCTTGGAAATCGTTCCGTTAACTGCTACTTTCATTCGGTTTTTCCTCCTCGCCGACTTGATATTTGTTGGCTTTGTCTGCATCGACAAAGTTGAGTGATTGGAGTCGTTTGTTCCCACCTTCGATAGGTTCGAGTCCTAGAAGCGCTCTTGACTCGTTAAGGGTCATGATCCCTAGGCTCATCAACTTCTCGATGGCGGTTACCTTGGTATTCCAACTTGCATATTGAAGGCGCTCGCTGTAGAAAATGATTTCCTCGCCACGCATCAGTTCATTCTCGGTCAGCAAACCCAAAGAAAAAGCCTCGGACAATTGAATGGCCAGAGGCTCGATAGTGGATTCATAAAACGAGTTGAAGTCTTCTTCTGAATATTTATTAGCGAAGAGCGGTGCCGAGACTCCAAAATAGTCCAAGACCTTTGACTGCAAGAATTCGAGTGTTTCTTTATCAATCAACTTCGGATCGACGGTCAATGGAACATACTCTGACTTTAGATCGATTGGGATGATTGAACTCCCCTTGGTTGAGATGGAATCATTAAGTGCCAAATCAAAGAGTTCACGTTGCTTCTTCTTATCGGCTTCAGAAAGCATCCCGTTCATTTTGATGATTCCTTTGATCTGCATCGACGAGCGGACAGCGTTATCAATACCCTGAAGTACGTTTTCGTTGATGGAAATGGTCTTCAGGATTGCTTCATGGTCTCCAGATGCTCCACTTCCACCGAAGAGATCATTGGAGGCGAAGTACTTCCTCAAGTGAATAACATTCTCATAGGGCAGAGTGAAATTCCGTCCATCCTCGAAGTAAAACTTGATGTAGAATGCATCAGCGTTATCCACCAATGCTTCTACCAAGATTGGACGAAGTGGATAGAGGGCTTTGAGTCCGCCATTTTCCGCATCGAACATTGGATAGACGAAGGCATTGTCATTTAGTAGAAGCAAAGTAATCAACTTATACACGAAGTCATAAGGTGTCATGAGTGTGTTTGGTCGATGCTTTAAAAGAAAAGACAGTCGACCTTGTTTCTCGGTCACTGTCTTGTCGGCTTCGGTTTTGATGTAGCGTGGCTTGAGTTTTGCACACTGACTCGCCACTCGATCAATGCAAATCTTCACCACATCGCTTTTCGAGATGTTTGAACCAAACGGGGTGAAGTATGAATTTGTATTGCCTAGCAACTGGAAGGTGTTTGTGGACCCTTCTCTTTTCTTTCTTGTAAATATTCCCACGGGATCACCTCTTTACTTTATCATGTTTTCGTAATCGGTTTTATAGCGATTTAAAACGGCATAGGCAATGATGAGAGCCACAGTTCCATCGATGCGTCTGAATCGTGAGTTCAGTTTCGAAGGCTGAATGTTGCCATTCAAATCTACTTTCGCTTGAGTGTTGGATAGGCACCACTTCACGATCGGATTGTTGTTATAGATAACATTTCGATTTTTGAGATCCGCTTCAAGTTGTTTCATCGGTTCCGAGAGTGAAAAAACTCCCTGGCGAACTTTCTCCATATTGAAGCCTTGGTCTTCCATTTCTTTGATCCAGTACTGCGAATTCCAAGGATCGAACCCCACCCACAATGGCCTGATTTGATATTCTCGAATCATTTTGATAAACCACTGCGTGACATGAGAGAAATCATTTTGATTCCCTTCCGTCAGTGTAATCAACCCACGCTTGAGCCAAATATCATAAGGAACGCTATCTTCTTCCATCCGTTTTTGAAGCACTTCAGAAGGCATAAAGAAGTGCGGAATCACGATCTTCTTCCCTTCTTTGGTTTGAAGGAGTAAGACGCTCGCTGTCAGGTCAGTCGTTGATGATAGGTCGACTCCCCCAATCGCATAACTCCCTTTAAAGTCATCGATATCGTAGAGCGTGTCGTTGTTGAGCTCGTCAAAGGTTAACCACGATCCTTGATCGACTTGCTTCACATTGAAGTCTTTACAAAGCATCGTCACTCGGGTCGAATGGTCATTCTTGGATTTGTTCATCACATCGTCTAGGTAAGAGCGAGTCTTTACAACTCCAAGGCTTGGATTTGATTTCTGCCATGTAGCAGGGTCATCGTAGATCTCTTGAGTGGAATCTTGAGTAAAAAGCCAAGGAAGTACACGCTCGTCTTCAATCTCCCCCTTGAGCATCTTGCGACAGTACTCAAGCTTGTTATCCAGGAAGCCACCGACTGTCGTTCCCTCAGTTGTGATAATGAAGATCAGCGGTTCTTTCTTAGTCGACTGACTTTGTTTGATTGCATCGTAGACTTTCGAATCAGTCATCTCGTGAACTTCGTCAATGCAACCCACTTCGATGTTATAGCCATCCTTGTTTCGGCTTTGAGCGGAAAGTTTCTTGATTTTATTCTTGGTTTTCGGCGAATAGATATAGAAAATATTCTTCTTACTTCGTTTTTCATTCGATAAAGCAGGCGATTGTTCCCGCATATTGTTGATCTCTTCAAAGAGAATGTTGGCTTGTTCGCTCGTGTTTGAAGCACAAACGATGTCAACACCGCCCCTAGATAGAAAGAACTCCGCTAGGTCGATGCCTGCTATGAAGGTTGTCTTTCCATTCTTCCGAGCGATAAGGAGAATGACTTCGTTAAATCGTCGAAGCCCTGTGGCTTTTATCTTGAATCCATATGCGATTTGGATGATGGCCTTCTCCCACAACTCGAGAATGAAAGGTTGTCCATTGAATGGTGACTTCGTGTGCTTGCAGAAAGTTTCGATAAAATCGATACGAAGATTCCCTGGCTTTTCATCGTATTCAAAACTGGGATTATTGAGATCATCGACCAGCCTTTGAAGCTGGGTCTTGAGTTCCTGACCAACCATGACATTGTCAGCGATGACGGCTTGATAATATTCGAGTAAATAGTTCATTAGGTGTTCGCACGCTTAAGGAACTCATCAAATGCATCATCTTGTTCGACGACATTCTTTCCCAAAATTGAATTGAGAGTTTTGATGGTTGTCGAGTAAGTGTTCATCAACTTGGTATAGTATTTAGCCGATTCGGTTTGACGTTGACCGCCCTTGCTCGACACCTGCACAGATCCATGTTTGCGAATCTGATCCTGGAGATCACGAAGTTCCACTTTCATGAAGGATGCTTGTTGGATGAGTTCTTGAACGAGTTCCATCTTACTTTCATCAACGGACGAAAAAAGCGACCGAAGTCGCTCGAACTCTTCATTGACCAGTTTCATCTTTGACAAGTTAGCACCTCATTCCATCAGGTGACTCGGGCAGATGAGTACAGGTCCTACTGCTTTGATACCGTAAGCAAGTTCAGCCAATCGGTTAAGTTTCATATCCTTGAGGAGCCCTTCTTCATTAACAATAGCCAAGTAACCAGGTATCTTCTTTGGAAAGATTTCGATATAACCCTTCACCGCTTCTTGAAGCTGTTCGAGCGATAGCACACGACCTTCTGTTTGGATAAATCGAATTGAGTTATCCTCCTCAAGAATCATGGCTTGCTTGTTTTTGATTCTGCTCAGAAATATACGAGAGGGTATTATTACCTTGGCGTTGCATTCGTCGCAACAGGCGTCGCCCCTGAATGGTGCTGGGTTATTCTGATACCCTTCAATTGGTTTGCTACAGATTGTACATTTCATTTAATTGACCTCCTTTTGTCAGTGATATACATCACTCAAAAGTCCTATATTAGCAACAAAAAAAGCCACCTAAGTGACTTATTTTTTCAATTTGCTGATGTCGAAATCTTTTGGAAATTTCACTTTAATACTTCTTCGTATGCCAACCTCTTGTAACCATTCATCTAGCTGCTTCACATTATCTATAGGGAATTCTTCTTTTCTATATCGTTCAATAATCCAATTAGCCATATTTCGAACATCAATGTTCAAATTATCGATTTTAATCTCGTCATGAGAAGCTCGAATTACTAATTCCATATCTATTGGCAATCCATCTTTAAGCAAATTGGCGATAATGGTGCCACGTAAAGTCTCTTTGTTTTCGATAAAGGTGAAGCTGTGTTTTTGTGGTTTCTTCTTGTACCTATCTTCTTGAAAATTGTTCACATCAGGAATTGAACTTGTTAGGGGGTGATTCAGGTTTGATATGATTGATTCTATTATTAGCGATTCATTTCCGATGAATAAAGTGTGGACAAGGTGATTACGATATTCATTCCATAATGTTCGTAATCCGTCATCTGTTAGGTTTTCTAAACCAAAAGAGTCTGGATAGTCTTTAATAAGTCTTACAAAGGCATCTGTCTCGTTAATCTCAACTTTTGATTTTTTCTTTACATATCTATCTATCAATTTAGTTGAAATACCCTTGGATTTTAGTTCTTTTACGAATTCTTTATACTCATCAGTGTAGTCTTTCATCTCAAACCCGTATTGCAAAATATAATGGATTTTTGCTAAAAACCCAATCGCAGTAAATAATCCGATTGCTTGTAAAACTGCACCCGATCCCAATTTCTCTTGAATACGAATGGAATAACCAAAACTCCTATGGTAAGCATACGTGTCTCCGTCATTACATATTTGGATTACTTGATTTATTACAGAGTCTAGCGAGTTTGTATAAGCCATTATTTATCACTTCTCATTTCTGGATTTTCAAAAATTCTGCCTCCCGTTTTATAGAGGCCCTACCATGCGGTACCCTAGAGAGACTTCGTCTTGAATAGAGGGGGGGTTAAAAGAATGTAAAGGCAAAGAGCACCATGAAGATTATGAAGACTAAAGAAAAGATAATAACCCCGATTACAAACAAAATCAGTCTCAGGTTAAAAATCTTTGAAAAGGATAGATTTGAAACGTCTTTCTTTCTCAGCTTCATTAAGGCTACTTGAACCTCTTCAAATGGCATTATCGAAACAAAGAATAGAATGGATAAAAACAACAAAATGAAGGAAAATAGATTTATCCCACTCAGTACCATCTCGAGTTCGACTTCTTCGTAGCCAAGTGATGCCGTTTGTTGCACTAGTGCAGTATTGAGGAACACAACGATTCCGAGGATTCCCGTTAATATTACAAGACTTACTTTCTGAATTGACTTGGTAATCTCAGTATTAGTCATAAATTTTTCCTACCTTATCACGCAACTTTTCAATCCAATTTGCTGAATCGTAATATTTGAACAATCCTGATTGCGAGAAAATGTTTAAGATCGCATTATTTTGTTGCTGAAGTCGGGCAACAGTCACTGGTCCCTGAGTAACAATTGTATTAATGATTGGATTAAACTTTGTCCTGAGTTCGTCCAAATATTTCTTCTCTTCATCTTTTGAGAGACGATCAATTTTTATTCCCCCGAATATTCCAGTCACCTTCGATTGAAAGTAAGTTAGTACGACTGGGTTTTTGAGATATTCTAAACAGACCTGCTCGAAGTATTTACCAACGCTTCTTGTCAAATAGTCAATAACTGCCTTTGCTTCGTTAGGACATAGACCAGAATAGTTGCTTGCACTCACAGCTGGGAGTGGTTGAACTTGTGCCATATTAACACCGCCTTGTATTAATTATATCAAATAAGTGCGATTATGACACGTTTTTATGGAATTATGGGGTTCCCTTGTTCATCAAAACCGAGCTTTGCATTAAACCTCTTGTGTTCCTTGTTATGGCAGTCCTTACAAAGCAACTCCAGGTTTTCAGGATTGATGGTCACGCTCGTATCATTGATGTTGTCAACATTAAGTCTTATCTTGTGATGAACTTCTTGTCCGATACCATCGCATCGTTCACATCGGCCATTGGTCTGCATGAACTTGATTTCACGAGCAAGCTTCCAAGCATCGGACTTATAGAAATTATGTAGTGCTTTCGGTTTCTTCATATGCTTTACGAAGTTCATCGGCTTTGCCGTCGACTTGCTCCCACGGAACACCAAGGTCTTCTCGTCCCAAGTGACCATAAGTTGCTAATGGTCTGAATTTGACTTCATGAAGTCGAAGTTCCTGACGAATATGGCTAGGTGTGAAATCGAAATGCTTGGTGATGATATTCAGAAGTTCGTCATCAGATATTACCCCAGTGCCGAAGGTATCAACTGACACGCTTATTGGATTAGCAATACCAATTGAATAGGAGACACAGACTTCGCACCTGTCGGCCAATTCAGCCTCAACGACGGCTTTTGCGACGTACCTGGCATAGTAAGCTCCACTGCGATCAACCTTGCTGACGTCCTTGCCTGAGAAGGCACCGCCACCGTGCTTCGAATAACCTCCGTAAGTATCAACGATGATCTTGCGACCCGTTAGCCCTGAATCGCCACATGGACCGCCAACAACGAACGAACCCGTTGGATTGATAAGGATCGTCGTGTGTTTAACGTCCACGCCTATAAGTTCATCCAATACTTCATCGATAATAATCTGACGTGCGGTTTCTATTGGAACGCCAGGCAATGTTTGAGCGGATACGATGATGGTGTCGAATGCGACGGGACGATTATCTTCGTAACGAATCGACACTTGGCATTTCCCATCAGGACCAAACACGTCACTATATTTTGCCCTTCTGAGGCCGTCAACGGCACGAGCGATGTCGTGTGCCATAACAATCGGCAAAGGCATCAGTTCGGGCGTTTCGTTGCACGCATAGCCATACATTAATCCTTGATCGCCAGCCCCTTGCTCGTGAGCATTGGTTTCATTGACACCCAATGCAATATCAGGTGATTGTTCTGAAATCTTAGTGATAACCGAAAAGGGTTCGTTGTATCCGATTTCTTTAACGATCGATTTGGCAACTTCGGCATAGTCTACTTTGGCAGTCGTCGTTACTTCTCCAAAAACCATAATTAGGTCATCTTTGATTGCGGATTCAACGGCCACTCGAGCATTTCTATCTTGGGTCAAAATGGCATCAAGAATGCCATCGCTTATTTGATCACAGATTTTATCGGGATGTCCGCCAAAGACTGATTCACTAGTTATTACTTTCATAGGCTTCCTCATTTCTGTCGAATTAAAAAAGGAAGCCGAAGCTTCCCAAGCTCTACTCTTCGATCAGTTTATCGAATTGATCGAGCGTTTGTTGGCTGATACGATTCTCTTCGAGTGCTTTTACAAACACAATGCGAAGTTCCCGAACAGCATCGTATGGCACACCTTTTGAGAGCATCGTTTCGATGCCTACTAGCAGGTTGTACCAAATGTATGGGTTATCCACAAAAATCACCTCCTACTATATACATAGGTGGTGAATTTGATTTTCCTACTCTAAATTGATTAAAACTTTCGGAAGATATGCGGTATATCGTCCGTAATGGTATCCTTCGCTCTCCACCAAGATACCGAAATCGTGTTCATCCGAGGTTACAAAGATACAGTGAAACACTTCATTCTTGTCGCAAAACATGTGTTCGATATTCTCGGCGATGAAATCGTAATCTTGAAGCGGGTCTTTAATAAAG